GGAAACGGAGTAGAATTTACGGAATCACCTGGTCACTCAGAAATTGCAGTTGATTATTCAGACTTTTATCAAAACATTGAAACTACCCAAGCAATAATATATCGTGTGGGTGATGTACTATGTCGTGATCTTAGTACCAATAAATTCAAACACGCATCTTCAGAAAACTCAGATGATGCAGAAGTTATTGGAGTCATTAGAAAAATCAAACGTGATGTTGATGGAGTTATATTAAAAGTAAATGTTGCGTTCGGTGGTCATATAGTTTTTGAAGAACCCGTGTACGTAGAAAAGTATCAACTTGATACATCTGACATTGTAGCAACTGAGTCAGTTTTAATCGGAGGTAAAACATACTTCTTGGGTCGTGGTGGTAAACTTGCTGATTTTGATCCAGCAGAACAACTAATGGATACCGACCCACATATATCAAAACCACTTATAATTGCAACGGGTCCACAGGCAGGTGTATTTGTTAATTATCGTGGTCTTGTGTGTGAGAAAACTGACCAACCAAATAAGTTTGTAGTTGAGTACTCAACAAGTTGCAGTAAAATAAAAGTCGGTGATGTTGTACGAGTTCGCAGAAAAATACAAAGAAATCCAAAAGGAGGATTCGGTGACGCACTTGAAAAAACATCTGAGTTTGAAGGAGTTGCTGAATCAGTTCTTCCTAGTTACTTGGATTTTGAAAGTGGAGACTCTCCGTATGTTCTAGCAAACGCCGCATCGCAAAACACACCCGATTCAATTTCACTTGAAGATTCATTTGGATGTGAGTACATCGGAATTGTTACACTAGCAACGTCTGATTTTTTCCAAATACAAACATCGGGTATGATAAAATTTGAAATACCAAGTGGATTAACAGATTCTGAAGCAGATGTTAACACAAAACCAAACGCACTATTCAAACGTGGATATACATACTATCTTGAATCATTCGATATTTCCACCGATGTTAATTCATATGCAGAGCAATCAAAACAACTAAGAAGAACCGTATATGATTACAGTGCAGATGAAATGGACGATTGGTTTTCCAACAAAATTGGAGATTCTAATATAGATGGAGTTTCTTCTGGTATTAATCCATTTAGAAATACGACTATTAATAATCCATTCCGACGTGATCCCGACACAAGACAAGTTGTAAGTTACGCAAAACCAGTATTTTATGCAGTCTCCGAAGATCAAATTTTATTATTGAACCATCCCGTGTATCCAACTCCGTATGATACTTGTAATGCAATTAATCCAGAGTTAAATGAACCGTGTGTACAACACACAACAACAAAAGACTTTACAACTCAAAAAACTGGGGTCTTTATTGCGGACACTTGGCTTAATAATGAGTGGCCACTTGCACAAAAGCAAGATGTTGCAATAGTAAATTTAATAGATTTCGGTCAAAATAGAGTTGAAAAAGTTAAATACATTAAAATCGCAAATAATATTTCCACAACGCAAGATGGAGAGACTGTGGTAAATTATGGAAATTGGGAAAAGGTTGAAACTTCATAAAGGCAAGAAACAAAATGGGATCATTATACGACATTGGAAATTTTAGATACAAACACTTTACATTTTATTCAACGTGTGATGCTCAAGAAGCAGATGATGTAGACTGCAAAGATTTCACCGAACCCGATAAAGAAATTAAAAAGTTTCTAAACTCAGTGTGGCCATACAAAGGACTATTAATAGGAGATTCATCTGAGGGTGATTATGCGTTTGTTACCTATGTTAGACAGATAGTTGTCAGTGGTAAAGTTGAGAAAAACATAGACAACATTCACATTTATACCCGTATGAGCTTGGGAGGTGGCGGAGAACCTGAGTGGGTGAAGGCAGTTGATCCCGTTTCAACACTTGACGCAAACGCATTACCCTCAATAACCGAATAACAAAAAATGGCAACGTTACAACATAGATCAGCATTTAACTTAAGAGGATGTCAACCAATCGGTGGTCAGGCCTTACAACCCACAAGCAGTCCGTGTGACGGAGCAGTTTTAGAAAATATTTACGAGCAAGTTAGACAGGCTGCCAAAGACTATAAGTGGGAAGCAGAACGAACAACCCTTAGAGCAAAACTAACATATAATTGTCCGAAAGTTGGAGATGCAGTTAGATGGGACGCAAGTATCGGTGGATATAATCTTGCATATGCAATGTATGATACCAACAATCCATACGACCAAGAGCATCTCATAGAAGTGGTGGGTATCGTTGAAAGTGTAAGTGTTACTTGTGATGGAAGTGGAAGTGAACTTGACACAGATGGAACAGAAACAAACGCAGTAATTGTTTTATCTGGTAAAATATCATTTGACAAACTTACACCCGAATCGTATCTTTCCAACGGAAAAGTGTATTATTTATGGGATCGCAAAGCACCCTCGCATCTTTCTCTTGGTAACAATGTAGTACGAGACTTCAATGAACCTGTTATAAGCAAACCACTATTCGTGGCCACGGGAGAAACATCGGGTCTTGTATTAAATTATCGTCCAATGACAGGTTCTCCAACGGGTGGTAGACCACAAACAGAAAAATACGATATCAAAATTACAAAAACTTCTGCTCAAGGTGGAGGTTGGTTGGTTCGTATTGAAAATTCGGGTGGAATTGCATCACGCAGTCCACTTGTCGCACAAATTGATTACAACAAACGACTTGGGCCACAAGACTCACTTGCGGGTGGTGAAATTCATACCATGTTCAAGAATATAGGAATTCTTCATAATAAAACTGTAGCACTTGTTACCGATGAAGATGCACTTGAATATTATACTGAATTTTATGTTACGAAAAACTCGGAATTCGGAGAAGGAGGAAACATATCAGACCACATCGAGAACGGAGTAAACGGAAATGGTCAAATAACTGTAACACTTAAATCAAATACATCCGGTACACAAAGTTCAAGTTTACTAAAATCACTTATACCATTTCAAACCGCAAACACAATCGCAAGGTTTCCAAATATTAAAATCAAAGGTGAATGTGGATATGCAAGCAAAGTAGGTGCAATACCCGAAACAGAAAATAGCACAGGTACCACGGGTGTCTCAAACAATGATTTAACAATTCCAGATAAAGTTGTATCTCCTGGTGGTGCTTCAACTGCATATAGTTTTGAAGGGGTAATATTTGAAATTGAACTTGAAGAATCAACTGGATTTATAGACCAAACTACTGGTGAGGAACGAACAGATTATATACCAATGGCAGAAGAATTGTATTTTAAGATTGAATCACCGAGTTTGACAGAGCCAATATATAACAAATTCTTTTTGGATGTTACGCAACCCGCGGTAGAAATTATACCCGTAAACGAAGCAGGTGAAGGATTAACGCAAGAAAATGTAACTATTAGTATTGTTAATAAAGATCGTACAGACTTACACAAAAACAATTGGGCAAAACGAATTAAGAGTGCTATGTTTATGTGCGACAGTGAACAATGTTGTACAGACGAGACAATTCAAGTTGATGTAATGGAAGGTGGAGTAACAAATCCAGATGCGAAACTATCTGACCTTCTTGAAACCGATAGCATATTTATGACAACAGGACAAAACGGATCAATTTCAACTGAACCAAAACTTTATACTCTTGATCCTGATTTCCAAATTGCAATACCAGGAAATGCAGATAGAGATGTGTTGGTTGCTACCTTTAAGAACGCAAGAGAAAATACAAAATTCTGTTATCCTGACAACATAAGATACGGAACACAACCATCATTTATGGCATTGTATTTCAATGAAGCACGTGGAGATACCCTCGGAGCAAGAACTGCAAAAGATTATGACCCACGATACATCGCAATAGAAATAGGTGGACAAGACACATTAGATGGAAGTGTTGTAACCTTAACACTAAATGTTGGACAAGAAAACGAATGTTGTATTTCATTTACATTTGAAGGATCGGTTGAAGGAACACACTTTACATTTAGAGAGTTATACGAATCCGGTAAAATCAAAACACGATCAAGTAATTCTGACTTATTGTTCGGAATCGGTCAAGTGGATGGTGAATAATGAACATATCCGACATAACGATAATCATACCAATATATAATTTATCTTCTTCACGTTTCAACAATTTTTGTTTCTTAGTAAAAGAAGTAAATAAATTAGGATGTGCGGTAATAGTATCTGAGCAAACAAGTACAACTACATCCACGATTGAAGAATATCTGGTTGGATTTGAGAATATAAATCACATCACAATAAACAACAACTCAGATAAAATAAACAAATCAAAACTAATGAATGAAGCTGCACGAAGCTCATTCACAGAATTTTTATGGATGGTAGACTGTGATTTTTATACAAACTTTTCTAATGTAATCAACGAAGCAGATTCGGCCCACGATTTTATTCGTCCGTTTGATAGTGTTTTACTATTAAATAAAGAAGAAACATACAAACTTCACGCAACCCACACAATTGAACTAACAGACACAAAAGAACGAGAGGTAAATTCCCAAGACGGAAAGTTTTCGTTTATAATACGAGCAACTGACTTTCAGCGTGTAGGTGGAATGAACGAAGATTTTGTTGGGTGGGGATTTCAAGACTTAGACTTTGTAGAAAACCGATTAAAAGATTCCGTTTCATATAGTAATGTAATTGAAACCGGATATCACATGAACCACCCACCCGCATCCCGAGCAGATGTAAACATAAACAGACAACTTTATGTTAATTACAAAACATCAGAGTCAAAGGAGTTGGTTTCTAATAAACTAAAAGAGTATTATGGCAAACAACTGCTTCGTAGCAAAAAAAGCATATACACGAATAAGGATTTGAAAAAACAACAATCTGCTGTAAAAACACCACCAAGAGTGATTAAGGCAAAACCCATACCAGTGTGGAAATCCCCTGAATTCGGTGTGGTTTATTCAAGGCATCCAGATATATACTATCCAGGTACCGATATAATTACCGTTCGTGATACAAGTTCGTTTTCTTTAAAGAATGTAAACGGATCATATTCGAAGGTAAAACAATCAAAACACTTTTTATATTATTACTTTGAATACATATGCCATATCTACGAACTACTTGAAATGGATTCGGTGGTTCTTTTTGCCAATGATATGTATTGTAAAGGTGGGGAAAAACAAAAGGAGTTGAAAGAGATTTTCAAAAAAGTAATTTCAGAAAAAGTACCAGATAGAGATTCCATTGGATTTACATCTCTGTATTCAGAATCCCAACGTCTTGCAAAAAAAAGATACTCATCACGTGGATGTTTTTTGGTAAATTCTAACAACATTCTAAAGCATGAATTTGAGTACTATTATAGCATCTTTGAAAAAATGTCCGACTGGGATACTTCGGTGTATCAAACCAAGGTGTCTGAGTTGCGTGAAATATTCTCTTGACACGTATTTGTAAAAAATATAATATAATGGGATGAATTACACAGAATCCCAATTAGAAGAAAACTACAAATCATTTTTAAAGTTCATCGAAGATACATTCACGGGTGAACGTCAAGAAAAATTATTGTATATGTACGGAACAGATGACGGGTGTTTGGGTCTACGGGCACTAACATCACCTGCAAGTAGTATTGACAGGTTTCACAATGCGTATGATGGTGGCTACATTGATCACGTACTTGGTGTTTGTAAAACGGTTCGTGGTGTAAAAGTGCTACTACAAAGTATCGGTGCGAATATTGACTTCACCGATGACGAAATGATGTTCGCTGCACTTAATCACGACCTCGGTAAACTTGGATCGATTGACGGTGAACAATACATTTACAATGAAAGTGAGTGGCATCGGAAAAACCAAGGAAAGTTGTACAACATTAATCCCGACATTCACTGGATGACCGTAACCGATAGAACCATATGGTTATTACAACACTTTGAAATTAAAACAACTGAAAAAGAACAACTTGGAATTAAGCTGTCAGATGGTATGTACGATGAAGCAAACGAACAATACCTAAAAGCATTTTCAAAAGAAGTGGGTCTCATGACAGAACTACCAAGAGTTATTCACTGGGCAGACCATATGACTTGTTTGGCAGAAAAGTCTAATATGGACAACATAATGAAGTTTGAGCCGTAAACTTGACATTTTTATACTATTGTAGTATATTTATATTATAGAGCAATGCTCAATCGAGGTTGTTCGGCAAATGCCCAAAACGGGATTTGTAACTAAAAAAGGATAAATAAAATGAAAAACTACGGATATAATAAGTCCAATGGAACAGGACTTGGTAAACACGTTCCAAATTTAAGAGACGAATTTTTAACTCCATTCGACTCTATTTTTGACAAAATGGTCAATCAAGCATTTCCAAACTTCGGACAAGAATTCGGAGTAAACTTTTTTGGAAATAGTTCATACCCAAGAGTAAATGTCGCAGACACTAGCAAAGAGGTTAGAATTGAAGCAGAAATCGCAGGTCTTGGAAAAGAAGATGTATCTGTTGAATATGAAGATGGTATGCTTACGATTGCTGGTGACAAGAAAGTGGAAATCGATGATCCAGATGTAAAGTATGTATATAAGGAACTCAAGAGGTCTTCGTTTAAAAGATCGTTTAAGGTCGATGATGCAACACTAAATGTAAATAAGATTTCCGCAAAGTTTGACAATGGAATTCTTAATGTAACTATTCCAAAAAAAGAAGTAATTGAAACAAAAGCAAAGAAGGTAAAAATTCTTTAACATTTAACCAAAATACTTTAATATTTTAAGAGGGTAAAAAATTTACCCTCTTTTTTTATAACTATATTATATTTATACATATAACGTGGTGATTGGGAAAATAAAACAAGGAGATATGTATTAGTATGAGATTATTTACTGCAATCATTGGGGGATTGGCACTCGCAGTAGCAGGAACGGCTGCTTTCTTTTCTGTTCGTGGTATTGGTTTATTATTCGCAGGTGCAGCTATCGCAGCTATGGTAATGGCGGGTGTTTTAGAAGCAGGTAAACTTGCTATGACTTCTTTTTTATATCGTTATTGGGAAAGAATTCCAAGAATGTTGAAGTGGTACTGCACAATAGCAGTTGTTGTTCTGATAGGAATAACGTCTCTTGGTATTTATGGATTTTTAAGTGATGCTTATGATGACACTCGTTCAAGGGTCGAAATGCACGAAAGTAACATTGAAACATTAAATAAAGAGATAGTTGTAATAGAAACCGAAATCAAGACACTACAAAACACAGATGTAACCGTTGAAGACAAAAAGACGGAAACGATTGCAGGATTTCAAAAAATTTATGACGATTATGTTGCAGACAGAAGAGCAAGACAAGATGCTTTATCAACACGCAATAAATCAGATACGGAAGCAAGAACTACTCGCAGACAACAATTACTTGATCGTTTATCTACATTAGACGCCGCAAAAACTGCAATTGAATCAAAGGGTGGTGGATTATTTTCAAGCAACAAAAAGAAACTCGAAGAATTAAAGATAGCACAACAACCAGAACGAGATTCTATCGCATCTTCACTATCATCTATTTCAGAAGAAGAAACATCCGCAACAAAACGATACAACGAATCACTTGCAAAAATAGATGAAGAGATTACATCAGAATATGATAAATTTGTGGAAAAGGTAAATGGTCTTCGTGATACAACAAATGATTTAGATAATGTATCAGTCATTGAAGACAAATATACCAAGATCAAGTCTAACCAAGCAGAGATATTAAAAGAAAAAGAGGGAATTCGTGCAACTGACATAGGAAGTTTTCGTTTCATTGCAGAGTCGTTTGGTATGCCAGTTGATCAGGTTGTTAAGTGGTTTATTATCGTTATTGTTTTAGTTTTTGATCCTGTGGCAGTTGCACTTGTGCTTGCTTACAATATTATGGTAGGTGGAAGAATGACTCTTGGAGAAGAGTTACCGAAAAAAAAAATTGGATAGATAATTTACCATTTGCTGATAAGTTACAAAAAGAAGGTGACTTTGAAGAAGACGAGGTTGTTGTTTTATTAGAAACACCAACCCCAACTCTAACTCCAACACCAACTCCCGAGGAAACACCAACCCCAACACCAACTCCGACTCCGACTCCCGAAGAAACACCAACTCCAACACTAACTCCAACACCAACTCCCGAGGAAACACCAACTCCAACACCAACTCCAACACCAACTCCCGAAGAAACACCGACTCCAACACCAACACCAACACCAACTCCCGAAGAAACACCGACTCCAACACCAACACCAACACCAACTCCCGAAGAAACACCAACACCAACTCCAACACCAATTTCTGTTAAACGACCGTTTGAAAAGCAAGTAAAGAAAGAAGACGATAATGTTTTATCAACTCCTATGTATGACACATCAGAAACACCCGAATCATCAACAAGAGGACCATATTATGTTCCCTGGAAACCGTCCTCAATGGAAGCACACGATAAATATTTTGCAAAAAAAATATACAAAAACTCCAAAGGATATATCCCAAATAGTACACTTGGTAATATTCCAACAGACGATAAATCAAACGACTAATTAAGTCAATGTTTTAATAAGTTCTTGACTTTTAGTGATTTTAGTGTTTTATTTTATGGAATATGTACATATATATAATCATATTTTTATGCGTTCTTTTATTGGTGACTGGATACATCATACGAAACCTGTATGTAAAAAACTCATTATACGAGGGGTGGATTGTACAAACTCGACAGAACTTGTTAGACGTGAAAACAAACTGGAGAAAACTTGACACAAACCAAATGTTTGAAAAAGATGACGAGGTCGGTGCGACTTTCGAAGAAATAAATGAATTAATACAGAACTTAAACGAAAAGGTAGAAGACGAATGATTTCAAAAAAGAAAAAACAAAAAGAAACCAATACAGTAGATAAAACTAAAACTGAAACTAAAGTTGAAACTGTACTTAAAAAAAGAAGAAAGCCAAGGTCAAAAAATAAAAAGCAATACTTCACACAAGATACAGAAGACGCAATTGTAGAGTATAATAGTTCAGAAGATATGATAGAACGTAATAAATTATATAATGAACGAATAAGTTATCCGTTTGACAAACTTGCTGAAAATATATTAAACACCTTTAAGTTTTCTTACTTTCAATGTAGTCACGAAGAAGTTCAAAAAGAAGTAGTGAGCAACTTGGTTAGTAACATACACAAATACAAACAAGGTAACGGAAAAGCATTCTCCTACTTCAGTATAATTGCTAAAAATTTCCTCATTTTATACAATAATGGCAACTACAAAAAATTTAAAAGACACGAAAGTGTTGATGATGAAGAAATTATTTACGAAAAAAAAGAACTTACAATCAACCCAAAGAATGAAACAAAACGAAAAGAATTAAACGAATTCGTCACATTGATGATCGAATATTATGATAAAAACCTCCCACGTTTATTCAAGAAACAACAAGAGTTACAGATAGCAGGAGCAGTAATAGAAATATTCAGAAGGTGCGATAGTATTGAAAACTTTAATAAGAAGGCTTTGTATTTGTATATACGTGAAATGACCGATTGTAAAACTCAAAACATAACTAAGGTTGTTAATAAGATGAAGGATGTACAGGCACAGTTGACCCGTTCTTACTTAAAACACGGATATATTGATATAGACTGATTATATAAACCATAAAAAATATATACATTTATATTTATATTTATGGAATCTGACGTAGAAATATTCAAAGGAAAAACCTTTTCATCACTTGTAAAGGACATTTACTTTAACTCTAATCACAAAAAAGATCAAATCAACCAACTCATAAAAGATTTGCGTGAGATGGTTAAAGATGTCGGTTCTGCTACGGTAATTGCACCTATGATTAAAGACTACATTGATGTCGGTATCAAAAACGATGATCAACTTGTAAAATTATCAGCAGTGTTGCAAAGATTCATAGCAGGAACAAGTGGTTCATCAGATGACGGATCGGGTGGTGGGGGTTTGTCCGAATCGGAAAAAGAAGAACTCTTAAATAATGTAAAAAAAGAACTTGACGATTTAGAACAACAAGAAAAACTTATAGAAAAAAAGATTGAAGAAACTGTAGTTGAGGAATAGGGTTAATGGCATATACTAACTTTACAAAAAAGTCTGTCACCAAAGAGTTGAGTACAAACCATCTGATGACTCAGAGGAAAATGTTCGCCTCCTCACCAGACACAGCCCAATTCTATGAACTTGAACCGGCAGTTGTGCTTGATGTAATTAGAGACGAAAATCATCCGCAATTCAAAGATAAAAAGAAATGCCCAAAAATAATAGACTCTGAGTGGCCGGGTGGATATAATAACAAAGAAGACCCAGATTACTCTTGGATTGGAAGAATAAAAGCAAGAGCACTATTTAGTCAAAACAAAGCACCGATGGCAGAGTTATCTTGGGTGTTGCCACTTGAAACTGGAATAAAAGAGTTCCCACTTGTTAATGAAAATGTAGTTATCGTAAAATACTTAAACAATGTGTATTATACACGAAGAATAAATTCAAGAAACTTTTTGAATAATTCGGCAGATTTTAGAACAGAACCAAGATACGGAGCAAACAACAAACTTACAAAAAAGAATTGCCCAAACCTTGTGGGTGCAAGAAATCCGTCAAATTTAGGTTCGGGTCCAAATGAATTTGGAGAATACTTGGGGAAATATTTCAAAGCAAACAACCGTGTGCGACCACTCCGTCACTTTGAGGGTGACACTATAATTGAAAGTAGGTTTGGAAATAGTATTAGATTTGGGTGCTATGAAGATAACCCAACTATCGATGCAGGTACCAACCAAGGAAATGGAGATGATTACGGAGGAAACCTCGGAAACCCTCAAATCTTAATCAGAAATAGACAAAGAGTAAAATACGGAAAAGAGGGAATATACTCTCACACACTTTTAGAAGATATCAACGCAGATGGTTCTTCTATACATATAACATCCGGAAAAACTGTTTCCAAGTTTATACCAACCTTATCAGGCCCTGGTGGTGGGGGTGGTGGGGGTTCTCAGCAAAAAAAGAAATCAAATCCAGCATCACAACCTGCGGTTAAAAAATCAGCTGTAAAAAAAGAACCAAGCAACTTTGGTGGTCTTGCTAAAGTAGCAAACTCGTCAGTTGGAACAGGGAATGTTCCTTCGTCAGCAGCTGTTCCACCAAGTCCAACCCAAAAAGGTCAAGTTTCTCCGGGTCCTATGAATGCAATGAACAAATCAAGCACGGGATCAACAGGTCCAAGTGCAGCTGCTTCACAGGCCGCAAAAGGGAATTGGTCTGGATCAATGGGTGCAAGCATGGGAACTGCAATCGGAGAAGAAGACGGAAAACTTGTGGGTGATAGGCTTGGCAAAATGGGACCAGCAAATGCGTCTAAGATTGTAAATGTACAGGGTGTTTCATCTTCATCGGGAGTTGGTGCAAGTATTGGTGGCAGTGTTGGTTCATCTGGTGTCGGATCATCTTCTAACATTACACACTCTATTAATTCTTCTACGGGAAAATCAAAATTTACAAAGGGCATAGGTGTCGGTAACTTTTCATTAAACTCTACATATGAAAGTGGGTTAGTTGGTGCATTAAAAAAAGCAAATAGTGTGGGAAAGTCAACACTACTAAAAAAGACTAAAGCAGGAAGAGCTTTGTCGGCAGCCAACTCACTCGGAATTGATGTAGATGGAGTTAAGGGAATTGGAATGAATTCTGAAGATAGTCCTATGTTTAAGATATTTAAACTGGCATCGTTTGGATTAAAATCAATATGTGGTGCTTTGAAAAAGAAAAAAGAATTTGGATCGAAAACAGAGGAGTCACTTGGATGGTTGTTGTCGTTCGGAATAAACCTAGAATTGCTTGCACTTCTTATGGCAATATTCGAAAGACTTAGAAACTTAAAGTTCAACTTTGGTGCTATGTTTGATTTCGGATTTGATCTAGATAAACTTTCATTTGATCTGTGTGATTGGATTAATCAAGTAGAATTTGGTTCTAATCTAACAGACACCCTCACCGGTGAAGCATCAAAAATGTTTGGACCCCTCAACCCAAAAGATAAAGTAAAGGCACTTGGTGACGATTTGAGTGGTAAGGGTATTTTAAATCCATTTGCAAAAAATGATAAAGATTTTAAGCAACAATATACATCAATCATAACAGAAGAAGAGAAGGCCCAACTAAAAGCTGCAGGTGCTTCGTTTGGTTCAATGGGGTTATCGTTAAACAAAGGAAGTGATCAAGTAGCAACAATGGGATTTGATCCACTGACTGGATTATTTAGAAACAAAGAACAAAGTCCATTTTCTTCTAACTTTAACTTTAGTAAAGCAAACGTGGCATCGGTTAATGTCGCAAAAGATGCAGGAGAAATTAATTATGCTTCATTCGGTTCGGGGGTGTCATTCGGAGCTGCGGGTGCAACGGGATCATCAGGTACATCCGGTTCATCGGGTATTTCAACTGGGGCAAATATTGACACAAACCAACAATCTGATTCACCATTACCCACTGATAACTCGACTACCTCAAGACAAACCCCACAACAACCATCAAATAATACGGGAAGTGTCCCGGCGAGAGCATCCAACCAAACACCTTCCACACAAAGTTCAACACAATCACCAACTTCGTCACAATCAACAAACTCTCCCACGAAACAAACAGGTGGTATAACACCAAAAACTACAACAACCCGACCAAGTTCAAGTGATAATGCCCAACCTGCTCAACAAGAACCAACAAGTGTAAAGTCATTTCACACGGGAGAAGAAATAACCAAAGAGCAACTACAAGGAACACCCATCGCAAATGCAGACTTAAACGCAGTAGCATTGTTACATCCAGAAGACTTCAATACACTAACAGACAAAAAAGCAGTAAATGATTCGGTAAAGCAAGCAAAAGAAGCAAGAAAGAAAACACTCGAAGATGAACTTGCACAGGTCGAAGAAAAAGTAGTATCACAGGCCGCCGGAAATTTAATGTTTGGTAAACAACTTCCAACATTAGACGGTAACCAAATAATAATGAACTCCGAACGCATTATTATATCAGCAAAAACAAAAGAGTTTGTTACATATTCCAAGGGTAAATACGGAATTGCAACTGATGATGAAATTACAATGAATTGTCTACAAAGATATGTAATCGATACAAAAACACATACATCGGTTATATCACCCACAATACACTTAGGTGCATATATTACTACACGACACCCGGTTTTAAAGGGGGATGTTACCACTGCCTGGTTGTCAAGTTTGTGTGGTTGGTTGTCGGGTCACGTCCACAACGACCCATATATTACTACATCAACCCCTGCACAACAGGGTCAACTTGCAGGACTCCGTGCGAGACTTCCTACATTACATAGCACAAGAGTTTGGATAGATGGTTAATATATGTGTGTAGGTTAATATATATATGTAGAAAGAAAATTATGAAAAAGCAAGAACTGATAAATATAATACGAGTGGCTGTAAAGCAAGAGTTGAGTGAGTCTCTACCAAAAATGATAAAAGAAATTTTAAATCCATTGGAAGACCAGTCACCAATGATAAAAGAAACCGATCCGGTAAAACTAACCGAACAGGTTCTAAAAAACTCAAAGCAGGTCGTATCTACTAGTAAAAAACCAAAAATAAAATATAGTAAGAATTTGGCAATAAACGAAGCACTAAATGCAACCAGGGGTGGTGTACCACAAGAAGGATCGTTGGTTTCTGGTCACCAACCACATAACGAATTTACGGATTTGAACGGAAATAATGTAAATGTTGATGCACTACCTGATCACGTATCATCTGCATTGACAAAAGATTACTCACAATTACTTAAAGCAGTGGATGCTAAAAAAGGAAACTAAATGAAAAGTCGTGTTCCACCAAGAAATTATCAAACCGAAGTACCCACTCAACTGGGTCCTGTCGATAAAGTTCCACTTGGCATAAAAATGCCATTTGGTCGCGACAACGAATTTGGTTTCTTTGGAGCTATAACAAGCACACGGGAACGATATCACACCAACCTCAAGATGCTTTTAATGACAGCAAAAGGAGAACGACCTATGGTTCCTGAGTACGGAAGTGAATTAAAAGCACTGTTGTTTGAACAGAACACCGAAGCACATCTTGACTCTTTATTAGAAGACGCAATAACTGCTTCGGTTGAAAGATGGATGCCTGAGATTTTAATAGAGGAGGTCTTGGTAACCAGAGACACAACTAAAGAATCTGAAAACTTTTACGCAGCCAACATTAAAGTTACTTATTCCGTGGTGGCAATACCTGCTTCCGAAAACGAACTCGAAATAACAGTGGAGGTTTAACATGGCAGATGATTTTCAAATTTATTCAAACATAAAAGCAAAAGATATAAACTATTTAAGTCGTGACTTTGATAGTTTCAAGGCAAGTTTAACTGAACATATAAAGTCTTATTATCCAGGAACATACACAGACTTCTCTGAAAATTCTACGGGTATGATGTTCGTAGAACTTGCATCTTATGTTGGGGATGTATTATCTTACTACATAGATTATCAGTTTAAAGAAAGTTTTTTGCAATATGCAACAGAAAGAAAAAACATATTAACACTTGCAAACTATCTAGGTTATAAACCATCACCTGCACGACCTGCATCAACTATGCTGACTGTTATGCACGTTGTTCCGTCTAAGTTGAATGACGAGGGTAAGAATGTTCCTGACTTAAAATACGCACTAAACATAAAGTCGGGAATGGAAGTCAGATCAGCTGCCAATCCAGACGTAGTGTTTAGAACAACAAACAGCATCCAGTTTGGAGAAAATACGGTAGACTCACCTCTTGAAATAAGTGTATTTGAACGAGATTCATCGTCTCAACCAACTTTCTACTTATTGAAAAAAACAGCACACGCAACAAGTGGTCAACTCATAAGAAAAAGAATTACAGTTGGACCTCCACAAGAATTCTTTGAAATAGAACTAACCGAACCAAATGTAGTAGAAATCGTATCAGTCAAGGATTCGGACGGAAATGTATGGCACGAAGTTCCATATATGGCACAAGATTTGGTGCTGGTTGAAGACCAAAACAACAAAAGAAATAGTCCAACTTTTTATCAATATGCGTCAAGTGTTCCGTATGTATTGCGGTATATAAAAACTTCAAGAAGATATATAACACATACAAACTCTGATAACTCGGTTACAATTGAGTTCGGAAAGGGTAGTGACAGACTCGACGATGAAATAATAGCACCATCAATGAATAATGTTGGTCGTGTGGTCAATACAACAAAAAGTACCTTAGATATGGGATACGACCCATCAAACTTTTTGAAGTCAGAGTCATATGGAGAATCACCTAGTAATACAACGATCACTGTTGAATATTATGTCGGTGGAGGTAATGAATCAAATGTTCAATCGCACTCATTGAACTCATTAGGGACCGTTCAGTACGCAGACGGTAATGAGTTTTTAACCGATGTAGAACAACGGGTGATGCAAACCATAAAAAGCAGTTTACAAGTAAACAACTTAAATCCTGCACGTGGGGGTCGTGGCCAAGAAACAGATGAAGAAATAAGAATGCGTGGACTTGCAAATTTGTCATCGCAAATGAGGGCAGTAACAAAAGAAGATTATGTTATACGATCATATGCTATGCCAAGTAAATATGGAAGTGTTGCCAAAGCATTTGTAACTAAAGACGGAATTCTTGACACGAAATCTCAAATTGATTTGATAAAATCAACAAATCAAGCAGACACCGATGTACAACCAAACGGATTAAATTCTGTTTATGGAGAAATAAATAATCCATTCGCAGTTAATATGTACATACTAAGTTATGATGAAAATAAAAAACTAATAAAACCCAACGACTTGGTTTTGCATAACTTAACCACATACTTGACAAACTACAGAATGCTCACGGATGGAATAAATATTACAAATGCATTCGTGATTAATGTGGGGGTATATTTTGAAATTTCCGTGTTTCAAAACTTTAACAAAAAAGAAGTCCTATTAAATTCAATGACAGAGGTTCAAAAACACTTTGATATAGGTTCTTGGCAAATTTCCCAACCAATAGAAATCGGTAATGTAGAGTTACTAATATCTCAGATTAAGGGAGTAAAGTCAGTAGCAAACCTACAATTCGTCAACTTAACAAATAGTGACGGTGATTATTCTGAAAACGAATACGACATCGAAGGAGCAACTGTAAATAAAGTTATATATCCATCCATGGACCCATCTATATTTGAAATTAAATATCCTGCACGGGATATAGTAGGGAGGGTGGTATAGTGAATACATTATATAAACCCACACAAGATTCAACTGTTTATTCTTCAAAAGCTTTACGTGAATTAAATTTTGGTAGAAGTGAGATTCTTGAACTTAAAAACACATTTTCTGAGTCAGTCGGACAAACAAACTCTCAGATACTAATTCAATTTGAAACTCCGATAAAAAAAGAAGAACTTAAAAACTACCCAAACATTAAGTTTACACTTGAATTAAAAATTACTGAAAGTGAAGACCTAACAGGAGAAGTAGGAGTTTCTGCGTACCCTGTGTGTGATACTTGGGTTGAAGGAAACGGTCGTGGATCAGACACTGACCCTTTATATGATCCGGTCAACTGGATATATAAAACATCCGACACAAAATGGACGGAAGAAGGTAGCACAGGTCCAACATACTACACACACATCCAAGATTGTGCGGGAGTTACATATGAAATAAACTCTAAATTTATACTAAAAGACAAAACCTCGGACATTTCTATTGATATAACCAACATAGCACTTAGGTGGATAATGGGAGACATTCCAAATAACGGGCTAGTATTAAAATTAATAGACGATTCACCAAACACTCAAAACTCAGTCGGTAGTTTGAAATTTTTCTCAAGAGATACAAATACCATATACTCACCATCATTAAGACTTTCTTACATAGATTATAGTTTTTATGGATGCAAAACAACAACTGATCAGACGTGTGGTCATCACGATAGTATATCGGGTAGTATATCGGGTAGTATATCAGGTAGTATATCAGGATCACTAATTGAAAGTGAAGCAGACTATGTAGGGTTTTCTGATGCGAGTGTGGATATAGCAGATGAACCACCAATTGATGTAACCAAACTAATTACATCAACTTGTCAAGAGATTGTATACAAAGAGCATTCTTTGATTGCATCCGATGAGTTAACAAAAGTATCGGGTCAGTTGTTTCCAAAAATCAAAAACATAAAAAAAATATATAGAACTTCTGAGATTGTAAGAATGGATGTGGGGGTTAGAAACAAAAATCCAATTAAGACATTCAACAAAAAAGCAAGTTATCTTGGAAACAATTATACTGATTACGATATGTTTTATGGAATACGAGACGCAGAGACACACGAAAACATAATTATGTTTGATAAATATTCACAGATTAGTTGTGATGAATCTGGTCATTTTTTTAATATGAGTTATTCTTGTTTACAACCGGGTCGTTATTATAAATTTTTTCTAATGATACAAGGTGAGTATGGAGATGAGGTGTTTGAGGATGAAAGGACTCTGTCAGTAGAGGTTTAATAAATGAATAACTTACCAACATACTTAAAAGAAAGCAAATTCGATCAACAAAAATTAAAAAAACTTTTGACCGAAGGAGAACTTGATCGCAGTGAAGACAACTTTGGGGTTTTGAATTTCAATTTGAACGAAGAAACAAGTGAATCTAAATTAGAAGAGCATCTGTTACTAATCCCAATGGAGAAGTTGCCAATTATACCACCCCAAGTAGAAACATATGCAGCCACCGACGTAATAGAGTATGCAGATGATGTTGAAGAAATTGAGGAAGTTCTTCCAGAAGACGATGAAGAGTTATCATCGATTGAAGAAGATTTGGATGATGCAATATCAAACGAACAGATGCTACAAGCACAAATAGACGAACTCAGTTCTACTCTTGATGAAGAAATGAGTAAGAATGTTAAATTTAGAGAAGACTCGGCCGAGATGTACTTGGCTGCAAAAGACACAATCATATCACAGAGAATCACGTCAGGTGAAGGAACTTCCGCCGATGATTTTCAGGATGTATTTCCATTTTTACCAAAAACATCTGAAGAAAAAGAAAAGTCACTGGATCGCATTGAAAACTTTCCATTCTTAGGTCAATAAAACGATGGCATCGGGATTACAATACATTCAAGAATATAAACCCGAACTTGAGGGTAGATTAACCCGTGGTTATTATGTAGATGAAAATACATTAAAATTATCATACGAAACCACTGCGGTTAAAAGTGAGTTTGGTAAAAGTCCAAAAGATGTTATTGAAATGTCTGTTTATAATTTGGATCAGCAACTTTTAGGTTGGCGTGTTGTAGATGAACTACCCACATATGAGCAAGTTAATATTGAGTTTACTAATTACGAGGGTGATTATGTAACCGGCAGTTCACGTTTGTTTTCTCAAAATTACACAAGTTTGGGAAATAGTGTGCTTGTATCACCCACACACGATCTACAAAAATTGGAGTTAGACCGAGGAACGTATTATGTCAGATATTGCTTCCTAAATAATTTGTGTGGTTCATACGAAAATGAAACAAAATTAGTAGTAAAGGATATATCTCAAACAAGAACTGAAATAAAGATTGTTCCCGAGTGCTTAAAAACTTCAGTCAAACCATCGGCAGTTTCTTTAAGTTACGAGTACATAAACCTTATTAATAAAAAACTACCAGGTGCGGCTCTTTACAATTTTACTGACAAGTTGTTAAAGGACTCTGATGTAAAATCTAAAGAGTATCAATCTGAACTTAGTTTGTTGGTGGAAGACTATGAAGATGTTGTTGAAAAAACAATAAATATTCTAGGAGGGGGAACGGAAAAAGATGTTTACATAAACGCAGATACAATAAAGTCTGATGTATACAACTTGTATAAAAATATTTTAATAACGAAGTATAATAACACATTCACAAAAAGTGACTATTATATAGAGTATCTAAATTCAGTAAACTATATAATATCATCCCACCCAAGACTTGGTCGTGACACAACAGATTCACTGGTTGTTGATTTTTTCAAGACTATACTGATATCTCTATTTGATGTTGATTATCTTGAATCAATGTATGCTTCCCGGTTCGATACATATTTAACTAATTATTTAAATCTAGGTAATGGATCAAAATATCCGTTGTTGGGTATAATTCCAACAAACGAAAACTTAAATGATCCAGACAAACACACACCGATTGTACTAAAATTGTATGAACCACTTCCCATTGACATTGAGATAGGGACTAAGTTCTACATTTCATCAGGAATTTATTCAGATGATATTATGCAGAAGTGTAACTTCTTTAAGTCAAGTAAGATTTCATCATTCAAACTTAGAGGACCAAATTTAAGTGCCACACGTTCTACCACAGGAACCAAGCAATTTAAACAAGAAGAACTTGAGACGGAAGAAGAATCAAGGTTGGATGACACAACCAAAGCAATTTCAAGTTATTTTAATAAAAATATAAATAACAACGACAAAGATTATACTAATTTCAAAAACTTTGTAAAATATTCATCAGCAACACGACAGTTAGAATTATTCCGTCAAAAACTTGAAAAACTTTCAAAGTGGTGGAGTGAAATTGATCGGTATGAGTATTTAATCAAGTCACTTGAAGAGGATATAAGAAACAATATAGTGAGTGAAGCAGATGCCAACTCAGCAACCTCAGTTTTACGTAATATTGATCTGGCTGATACAAAAACAAAAGTGTTTAATGAACTTGCTACACTGAGTGAATATGAACGGTTCCTTCTGTATACAGAGTCTGAAGATGCTTGGCCAAGGAATTCTTATGTAACTATACGAAGTTTAACTAAAAAAAATACATTAGCAAATGGACGATATGATTCAATTGGGGTTTACAACGACAAACCCATGTTCAAGCACAGATATGGTGAGTGGTATATATGGTGGGAAGACCAAGATTCTGCTTGGATTTTATCCGACACTAAACATTTTAAATTATCAAATTGGATTGAAGTAAAAAACGAAAAATATTACTTCGTAGTACCGGTTATATCAGAAAGAAACCACGCAGGGTTTGACCCACTGGACACAATTACGTCGGCACCTGGAGTAATAGACGTGGGTTTATCAGGAGAATCTCAAGTAGTTGCTCCTGATCCAATCTTATCAAATGCAAATGAGTGGAAACTAACACACGGATATGCTTGGTATACTAAAAAACTTAAAGATGCGGTATATTATGACCAAACCAATGACGAATCTCTTGTTATGAATATACCTGAGTTTTTGATTCGAGATGAATCAAACGATGACTTCATTAACTTTCTAAATATAATAGGATTACAGTTTGATGAGATTCATGGTTATATTGAAAATATGGGTAATAGTCGTGGTGTAAGAAACGATAGAGAAAAAGGAATACCTGACCAACTTATTTACTACTTCTTAAACTCACTGGGAATGAACTTTGCGGGACAAGATTCATCTTCAGATGAAATTAAAAAAACAGGAATAGTAGATAAAAACTCAACAGAATACAGACGAAACCAAATATGGAGAAGAATCCTAAACAACTTACCATATTTATTAAAAACGAAAGGAACACTTGCATCTATTAATGCTTTGTTAAGATGCTATGATATACCAGAGCAATTGTTTTCGGTACGAGAATATGGAGGAGTAACAGAGTATTCAGATGATGTATCAAATAAATCTGCGTTTGTCTTTGATTCATATGACTATGGATTGAGCATAAGTGAAGAAAATCAATATGTAGAATTGCCTTGGTCATATGAAAACGCAGAAGCACGATGCATAGAATTTAAAGTTGTACTGAATGAAGAAGCAAGAGACATAGGAACACCTATAGTTATATTATCGGGAACCAGCTGGGAATTTGGTGTAAAATTAGACAACACAAGTCGTGGAGAATACGGTAGGTTCTACTTTAAATCAAATGACTCGGAAAGTTTTTGTCCCGTTGAATCAACTGAACCAATTTATATGTGGTTTGAGGGTGGGTATGAAATACTATTGCAAAAAAATCAAAGATTTGATGCACTTAAACGAAAAACAATATCAATTTTAGTAAAACGAAAAATAGATAACCGAATAGTTTTTAGTGACACCACGGATGTTATAGTAAACGAAGAAATATATACTTTGTTTTCAACAGACAAATCTATTTACATTGGCAATCAATCTGATCACAAATTTAGAGGTCTAATTGATCGTATAAGAATATACACAGAGCCTATCTCAGAATCAATATTTGAAAACCATATATTATTTTCACAATCATACGATATAGGTTCTGCCGAGAATTTAAGCAAGCAATTATTATTTAAGACTAACTTTGATTCACCACACGACATATCAGAGATGTCAAACTATAAAACTGGATACGGAATCATCTCAAACGGTGCATTCGGAAAATCTCTTGAAACTCACGCAAAGTGTTTTAACTTTATTAAAACTGAATTTCCTTACGACTTTATAGGCAAGTTCAAACGAGAGTTTGCACAACTTCCTAGTTTTGGGATGCACGTTTTTAACAACAATAAGATAAGAACAGAACAACAGGAAATAGTTGGTCCTTTATCGCCTTACAATAGAGCAACGAAAAAATCACTTGATCGTGCGGGTAAAGATTCAAATTCAATTGGGTTGTTCTTTGGTCCAAGTGTTCCTTTGAACGAGGAAATAATAAAGTTTTTTGGAGACTTTAAACTTGGTGACTATATAGGAAATCCGGAAGATTACGACAAATCTAAATACAAAGATTTGAACAATTTCAGAAAGTTGTTTTATAGAGAGGGGTTTCAACGTGTTGATTGGAGTGTTTACCTAAATACATTGAAAGGGTACATTGATCCATCTTTATTTGAAAATTTCGAAAAATTATTACCAGCAAGAACAAGAGTCATATCGGGTTTGGTAATTGAACCGACTTTGTTAGAGAGAACAAAATTCAAAGGAACAGCCGTTTCCAATGAAATACAATCAAATGTAAGCAAGTTGACCGTAATCGAACCAACGGAAAAGATCAAACCACTTAAAAATATAACTTTGTCTGGTCGGAATAAAAACAAAGACATAGTATCATTTGCTAACGAACCTGTGTTTGAAGGAAAACCAAACGATAATAATGTCGTTTGCTTAACAAGTAAGTTCAATTACAAGCAAGTTTCTGGAACAAGTTTCAAAGAAAACCTATATAATAACTTTTACGAAAACACACTTTCTCCTGATGCGTATGGGCTAACAAGTTCGTTTGGTCATTATTATATAGACGGAAGTTTGTATAGAGTTGAACACTCCAAAGAGTCTAGGTATGTTTCAACAAAGTTTAACTCTGGTTTAGTTGATTACACCATAACATCCAAATACTTTATTGATGTGTCCGTTGATGACAAAAATAAACTATCATCTGCTGAAAGAAATAATTTGTCATCAGTTGATGGTAGGTATGTATCTTCACGCAATAAAAATAAAAGAAGAGTTTTTGAAAACTCAGCAAAGACTTGGTTTATTTATTATGAACCATATGTAGAATCTTGGGTTTTAATAAACGACAATCCATTTAATTATCAGAATACTGAAACACTTCTTTCTAATGGAACTAAGATTAGATTCTATGCACCTGTGGATGAAGATGGATACTTTCCTGCTACATTTTCATTAAATGTACAAGAAGAAGTACGAAAACTTACAGGCAACTATACAACCTGGAGTGACTTTTTTGTAAACGAAAGAAAAACAGGACCAATCGGATACTATAAGTTTTATTCAATCACTTCCTCTGTAACGATAGTTGATGACAAACTAATGAAACTTGACGGTTCGGTGAATGGGATCGTAAATTGTCACATAAACGGATCATTCACGGGAGAGTATGCAGAATCACTTATAAGTGAAAATGGAACTGAAGTTGTAGAAAGAAAGAAGGGTCATTTTAGATTTTCTGGTTCAAAACATAAACTTAGATTAAACGGAGTTTTATCTGCAACTCTTGATCGTGGAACTGTTGGAAACGAAGAAACCGGAAGTGTGTTGACACTAAGTGACGGTTTTTACAATAACACTCGGTTTGGGGGGTGTAGTTTTAGTAACAAGAAAATGTTGGGTAATATCAATGACATAGTGGAAAATGATCCGTCTTATGTTAAAGTAAAGTTAGACTTGTATGATAGTTCTATAATAACAAAAAATGAAAAAGAGTTTGATAAAATTAAGTTAATTCCCACTCCAACTAAAATTAAGTACAAATTCGAAAATAAGATAGATGCCAACAGACGCATTGAATTAAAAAGAAACTCGGGTAACATTGTATTCTATGAAGACGGAGTACCAAAACGAAATACATTTGCCAAATATGATAATTTGTTTTATCACAAAACAAAAGACATTATCCAACAACCAATGCTAAATAATATACGGTTGACCACCAATATGAAATTGGAAACAACTGAACTTAGAAAACTTGATGTAATTGCGTACAACCAAGATTTAACTTCAACTGATGTAAACTATAAACTAGAATACCGAGTGCATTATAAATCTGTAAGTGTTAACGAGAAACAAAACGAAATAGATTTATCAATAAAGTTCAAATACAGTGAGATACACCAAGACTATGTTTGCGACATCACAAAATATTCACCGGGTAAGTCTTTACAAAAGAATATAGTGTATATTGGTAATAACCTAAATAACACATCCAAGGTTGAAACTCCGTTGGAACTCGATTTTACAGGAGTAGTTGTTGGTGATGCAATTATTGACGCACTTTATGCAACTGAAAATTTAATTCTAAAGAAAAGCAAAGATGATTTGCTGAGTGAACTAAATCAAAATAATTGTTGTATACTTGCTTATGATGTAAGTTCTGATCCAGACCAAGAGTATTGGGTATACTTACTTGGAAACTTGGATGATACATCAACCAAAATAGTAGACGTGCATAGCTACGACTTTGTTCAGAATGCACAAGAAGAATTTAATTATGGTGGTGTTAACTACTTAAACTCTAAGGTAATCGAATTAGAAGATGAAACTTCTAAAACAATACGAAATGACTTAATAGAAGTTAAGCATTTGTATCACAAACAAACCGATCCCAACTTAGATATAGGTGATGAACTTTCACTTGAAATAACTGCAAATGAAAAAATGAAGTATTATCTTCCTGTTAATCGTGAACTTGATGTAACACAAGAAGATGATGCAGAAGCATTAATTTATACAAAAGACACTCTAAATGCAGTATCTACTATAAACATTAAAGATAAATTTTTAACATATAAGTGTACACTTGATCCCATTTTCAATCAAGGTTATTTTCCACAAGAAAAATCGTTGAGTAAATACTTTTTGGTTCTTGGTACATCTGAGTATAACGGATTTTTGGTTGACGGGTTTGTGGGTAGATGGAAGTCGGCAAATGGTCAATACCGAACACACAACAGAAAAAACAAAAAATTAACATACATCCACGAATCAAGTAACTGGATTGTTTTTTACAGTTTAACTAAACCAAACTGCAACAAGATTGGAATTAGAGGTGCTTGGGTTCTTGCAAAAATAAAACCAAATATGTTTTTTGAAAAAGAGGAAGCAGAAATATTCTCCACAGATGATGCATTGTATATGTATGCTTTCAATGAAAGTGATTTTAATTCTACTAATGAAATTTCATATAACGATATAGAACTTCGGGCAGAATCGTTTGATACCAATTACGGAACGGGACCAAACGAAACGGACATCAGATATACAGGAACTATATCAATGTATAAAAAACTATGTGAAAGTCAAACTTTTGTAGAAGAACAAGCAAAGTTGAGAAACGAAGAAGTAAAAGATACATCATTTACACTTATTCCAGTAAAACAAACATTTGAAGTTGCTGATAGATATGGGGTTAATTATATAGGTGCGAGAAATAATATTCTTGCTTGGTCGGTTCATATCGATTCAGTTGAAAACAAATTTCCAACCCGAGCAGTTTACGAAAAAATATATCCCACAAAAGACTTTGATGTTTCGGTTGAGGTTAGTTATACCAATAAATCAGGAATAACAAGACCAAGTGTTAATTTAGTTGGATCAGATGTAAGATTGTCCACGTTCAGTAAAATTGAAGGTGAATATTATATGATAAGTCTTATCAGAAATCAACTTCCTGTTTATAGAAACGCAAATGATTATTATATTTGGAAAGATACATACTCAACCAAAGAAGGAAATATAGCAGTTTGGGTAGTTTCTAGTGATTCTCAACCACTATCTACAAATCCAGAAGACTTGATTGATTCTGATAGAGTGGTTTTCGTTTCTTCATCGGGCACTTGCACCACCGATGACTTTAACTTTAGACTTGGATACGACATGACACCCAACGTATATTCAACCCGTCATAGAAATCTTACCATTGCAACTGCGTTTGAAAATGCTTCTACATCCAACTCTTCCAGAGGTGGTGTTGTGTGGGGAATGATTAGAAATGAAAGTGCCTGTTCAACTTGTGATGATATGGACTATCCAACATACGATATTTCAATAACACCAACTGATGCATCTTCTTTGTATATTGGTTCTCGTAAAGCACTTGATGAAATCGATGCAACCGTTGTTCTTGATATAGAATGTACTCGTCTTGATTGTGACGAGGAATTACTTGACTTTTATGGAACATACTCCACATCAACAGAGTTTGAGTCCGGTGAAGGTGTAGAATATGTAAACCAAATTCAAGACAATGTAGTAGTAAACAAAGAAACCACTGGTTGGGAAATAAGTTATCTTAGAATTCTGAATGAAAGATCAACGAATAAATTAATTTCAAGCAAAAGCACGAAAGTAACAGAACGAAATCCGAGTTGTGAGTACCCAAAATATGGAGAATATATTTCAGATGCAGGAAGTATATCTTACTTGTATTTAGAAAAGGATGAGTACGATGACATTTTGTTGCATATAATGTCAGACAACGACCAAGTTCACAACAGAACGTTCATAAAAACAACATTAATAAAAAATAACAAATCAGTTTGGCATAGCAACTACGAGTGGTTTATTTTCTCAAACATAGACGAGTTTACCGAAATCCAATCCTGGTGTATCAGTGATATATTATCCGATAAAAAAATACAATACAAAGAACGTGTTCGTGATGACGGAACAGGAAATGATATGGATGAAATATACGGGATTTACTATATAGAACGACAGGGTGAACTTGATTTTGATGAAACCAAGGCAATAGTAGCAAACCGAAAAATAAATTTTACGATTTCAGAAAACGATACACTTGAAATAAACAAATATGATCCATCTACATTCACATACAAGGTTCGTTCTGAGTATGGATATCAAGATGATACAGATGCGTTTGATGTTAGAAAAGTTCTTTCAACAACCAGTAACAGAATTTCAACTAATATTCCTGTTGATTTTAATTACAAACCTGATTTCTTTGGGTTGGATATACCAAAGTCTGCAAAAATAAGAATCAGTAATGATGGTAAATTAAACAATGTTTCTAATCCAGTCGTAGATTTTAGTATAGATTTTTTAGAAAACAAAATTCAAGAAGACATTCAAATAAGAATAAAAGATCAATACAAAAGAACTACAAATGAAGTTTCGGAGACATTCAATTACGAGTTTTTATCTCAGGACAATCCTGAGCAAATTACCAACACACTAACAACAAAAAGGTTTAGACTTAATAAACAAATTTCAAATAGTGTTCCCGAGATAAGAAAAATTTCACTAACCACTAAGGTTGATGTTTTTACATCAAAAGATCAAACATATATTATTGAAAACGAAAAACTGATAAATGAAGCAAAGGATATAGTTGAATCATTTGAAGACGGATCGGACGAAATGTCACGTGAACTAATAGTACCATTCACAAACAGATGTCTGTATTTCAATGAAATTGATTATAGGTTGTGTGATGTTAATAAAATAAAGATAGATGGAGATTTGGTTTCACGCGGAAAACAAAAACAACACCTAAGTAAACGAAGAAATTTGTTCAGAAAGAGAACTGCAAATTCAGTAAATACTACTGTTAATCGTGCCGGTGAAATTGACAGAACACCACCAATAGTTAGAAAACGAGTTCCTCTTGATAGAGTGGGTGGTACTACACACGACTCATTTTGGTTTACAGATGATACACCGGTAGTAACACAAACGACACCAGTTCCACCAAGAACATACAAAGGATTTTCTGATCTATCTAATGAAACTCGTTCAAAACTTGAAGCATATTATTCTTTTAATACTGCATATGAAATATCTTGGCCAAACACACCAACTCCATCTCCCACAAACACCGCAACTCCAACGGAGACTAATACACCGACACTGACTCCGTCACCACTTCCATCACCAACACCAATTCCATCACCAACAGGTACACCAACACAATCTCCGACATTAACCTCTACACCATCTCCAACAAATACACACACCCCAACAATCACACCTACAAGCACTGCATCAGCAACTCCATCTCCAACTGCGTCTTTTACTCCAAGTTTGACATCAACTCCGTATGTACCAACCTTTTTAGCAAGAGACGAAGAAACTCCCACATCGTTCAAGTTGAGTGGAGCAAAAGCAAAAGCAAGTGATACAAATATAATTCTTGATGGTGTTTATTATTTAGTTTCACGATACAACAACCGACCAGTTTACACCAATATGTGGGATTTGAATAAAGACAAAGTGGAGGTGGAAATTTGGTATGAGACATCGGGTCTAAGCTCCTACTGGTACATATCATCTAAAGTAAAAGATGAAGACGGTGTTTGGTCACCAACCAAAACAAAGCACTATTATGCGTCATCATCTGCAATACACCCAGGATTAGTCACAGAATGGAAGTGGTATGGAAACGTTGATGATCCTAATGAAATGCAAGAAAACCCAACTTTAACAGAAGATTTGTCAGGTATGTTTGATATAGAAACTTATTCCGTACACGGAACATCATCAGAAAACAACTTTAATAATTCCACCAATAATTTTCAATTAAAGGCAACACCATTAAAAGGATCAACAAACAATACAAATACTATAACCAAGCAAGATATTTTTTATATTGAAGGAATGGAATTTAATTACACAGGATGTGATTCTAACGCATACCAATATAATCTATCCGAAGGATGGTATAAACCAAACCAACAGGAACAAATCACGCAAACATCAGAGGGTGGATCAAATGTTTGGTCGGTAAAAATATCAAGAACTTCGTTGGTTGAAATTCCTGCGAGTGCTTGTTTTGGTGAGTATATTGAGGGAACTGGAAATATATCTGTGCTGAAAAATATAAAAGGTGGTCCAGATTTAACAAAGGAGTTTAAGTAGTGGCAGAAGAAACACCAACACCAATGGAGATACCTCCACAAGATCATTACAGAGTTGATGATTTGTCAGATAAAAAAAGAACCGCACATTTGCACGGAAAAGTAACAGATGGTGGTTTAGATAGAAACACTTCGAGGTTTGCAAAATTATCAAATGACATATCGGGTGCAGACGAAGAAACTTTCAAAGCATATGATCATGTAGAAATTAGAGATACTGGTACACCCATAGAAACAA